GGCGTGATAAAGTCGATACTGTGGTTGAGTCTATCTAATAGGCAAAAAAAAATAGAGAGCCCCATGGGGCTCTCTTTTATTTCCGAAATTTAATCAAAGGCAAGAACCGCGTCTTGAGTCTTATTAAAGATACTCTTAACACAGTAATCCACCTCTCCATCTGTCACAGTTACCTCAACGATAAACTCTAATAGATCAGATTTATATCGTTTGGTTAAACCCCATACGGAATTTACTGCATAACGGCTAACATTATTGGCGAAATGGCGAGTAAGGTAACCAAGTAATGCAGCGTTCTCACTAGTGGTGATTTCAATATTATGCTCAATTGAACCCTCCGTAGCAATGTAGTCCATTGGTCTGGCAGTCACCTTAGCCACATATTCGAAATTTTTGCTTATTAGATCTGCCTTACTGGCAGACTCTTCCTGACCGTAATCTTCCAAGAAACTACCATTGCTGAAAAGTTTACCACCGCGAATAAAACAAAAACAGAATATAGCGCTAATGATAATAAAGGTTATGGCCATTGGGATATAATCACTCAAGATGATACTCCTGTGTTATTTTTTTAGAAAATTGAAACCGCTATTTAGTCGTAGTTTCGTCAGATAGATGTGCTACATATAGGGTATGACAAATAAAACTACTTGCTACCATTAAGCCAAAGACACCGTAAATTTGTAAACCTATATGACTGGTAAACACCTCACCGACAAACATATGTTCCAATATCGGTGCACAAACTATAATTGCTAAAACTATGTTGGAAATCCACCAAAGGGGAATGATAAACCTCTTGTCAAATAAAAACCCAAAGTGTTCTCCGAATATACGGAGTAGTAGAACAGCAATTACACAACTACCTACTATTAGAGTTATTGAAACTCTACCACCCCCTACCCCAAAGCCTAACATTCCAACTATAGCGACTAGCGTTAAAATTGCAATTCCGTTTACTGCATTATTTATCGGTAACATCTTTATCTTTCTCCATTTCATATCGATCAAATAATAAAAAACTCACCATTGTAACAGTTACAATAATGGCTAGAGGTTCGGGTCCATTAAATGTTGGATCCTCTAGTAGAATATGCTTTGATAATAGAGTAATTACCGCGAATGCCGCCAGATAGTTAACAGCTTCCCAAATAACTATAAGACCTATCTTAATACTAGCTAACATCTCACTAAAACGCCCCATGTTTTTCATAAATAAAATGAAGCTATAAATAGTACCAAAAACCAATGCAATAGCTGCAAAGTCATTCAATGTAGGTTCTGTTATTCCAATGAATAATAAACCTGCAATTAAAATGGTTATAAGCATCCCTTTAATGGTCAACATTACTATACGCCTCTTTGTTATTAGATATTGCCAGCTCATCATCTTTTAATTTATTACGTCTTTTAGCTACTAGAAAACGTACATTTAACTCGCTATATTTAATAGCAACGAATGCGACAAATGGAATCACTACTAGAAAGAGACCATAACCATATTCTAAAATTACCCAAACCGAAAGAATAAGCGAGCATGCCAGATAAAATAACCATCGTGTGGCTACATAAAACTTACCCCACATCCCATAGTGGTCATCGCCAATTTTATTAGTCATTTTCTTCCCCATGTTCTTTCCTCTTCACTAACCGTATGCCGGTTGGTACAATTTCCCATGTACCACCATCGAACTGTACCATTAAATTACCGGCGTCATTAAATACACTATAGTCCACTTCTTCGTCAAACTGACCATTGGAGTATATAATCTGCATTACCCCATCACAAGCCACGGTTAGATGGTGACTCTTTTCAAAAAGTATAACTTCACAAGGGGTACCCTGGTAGTTAAACTCGAGCTTACTACATGATTCATCTACTAATGTGGTAAGTTTAATAGGTGGTTCCACCAGCAAACAAATTTTAATTTTACCCGCTTCTTCCAACATTAAATTATAATGAGAACTCATTATACAACCTTCTTTTTAGGATTAGCTTTATAGATTTCAAAACCTTTGTCAGTACTGGCTCCAAACTCCAATTCAAATGTTAGAGAAAGGTCTTGTACATCCTTCTCTATAACTTTACAAAGATCTGTTATCAGCATCTTTTTAGAAACTTGAACAGTCTGCTCAATAGTAGCCTCACCATTAGTGATCCACAGATTAACAAGGAAACCGAGTTTCTTGTTAACATGTCTGTGAACCACCGGTGGACCATCTGATTCTTTAAATGAACAGATTAAGTTTTTCTTACCCACATTGGGCCTTCTTTCTATACTTCAACAATTCCACCACGGCACATACTGTGACCACGGTAACAACCAGAGGTTTAAGTACATCGATAATGTCTCCTAGTGTACTTGTGTACATCGCCGGATGTGCTAGGTAGAACATGAGCATAATGATGGAAAGTAATGCTGCGTAGTTTCCGTAACTGGCATCTAGCTTCGCCGCAGAATCCAGATCACTAAATTCAAAGGTAGCTATAAAGACCTTAACAACAATGGATGGTACAAGTAGGACTAGTACTGATTGTACACCCCCTGCAATTTGTTGGTAAATATCAATGGGGGAAATTGAGAATATCACCCAGCTCATTGAATAAAGTATAGCCATTAGAATGGAAAATGGGTTGTCATAAAAGGGGTTATATTTCATGATTATATTCCTCTAAGTTATTAAGTTATGACCACCCTAATGGATGGTCGGTTTTTCTTCTTTAATACCTGGGATAGCGGGTACATTATCCATAGCATCAACCGGTTCTCCTTCAGGAGATAGCCAGACTTTTTCTGGATCATAGCCGTGACTGCACATCGCTGCTCCCAGGGTGACTTCATCCGGTAGCAGAAGGTTCAGCATGGTAACGGTATCATGTTTAGAATGACTCCACATCATGGATGCGTTCTTATCTTCATAGAAAATATGAGCAAACATATGGTCGCCAGTGCTAGTTTCTTGATGATTCTTGGCTAACCAAGTTTTCATTTCTTCAATAGTCATCTTACGATAACCTACCCGGTCAACCACTTCTTGTGATACTTCTTGTACAGGCGGGACCATTAGGTTTTGAATTTCTAACCGATAATCCTGATGTACCTGATCAATATCAATCATTGTGCTAAATAAGTCGAATTCAAGAGGAAATAGCTCTCTATCCGTATCTTTTCGATATACCCGTTGCAGGGCTGTTAGCAGTGACTTACAGACAGAAAATGGACTTAGTCCAATCTCAGTTAGTAGATCCCAGAGTATCTTCAGAATAGGGACGATCGCCTCACGTTCACCATCTTCGGTCCAAAGAACATCGTCCTCTTCGACAATCCAATCCTTATCTGTCAAAGGCATTTCTCTCACAGCTTTCATCAAGACAGGAACTACATCGATAATTTTACTATTATTAGCTTCACAGATATCAATGTTTTTCTGAAGTAACGGATGCTTAGGAAAACTACCAGTCTCAGCGCGTAGTGCTTTTAATTCTTCACCACTGGTAATACCTTCACGATATGCATAAAACTGTGATCCGTCATGCATATACCCATTGTGTGGAGATTTGAAACGACCCTCTTCATCTATCACCCCGGTGGTGAAGTGAATCTGGTGTCTCCAATCCATGTAAGCAATTGTTAACTCCTTACCATACATAGCCGGGTGTAGTTTGGTACTCGGCAGACGTGCGCCATGCATTTCAACTGGAACAATTGTCCAGTCTGAATATTTATTTTTCTCCATAATAGGCCCCTTACGCCTTTAATTCTTCATGAAGTGGACCATCAAAAACACTGTTTAAGAAGGTATGAAGACTATACAGACCATACTCCTCTACAATAAGTTCGACCATTTCTTCCTCCCCATCGACAAATTCATCGATGAGATCTTCAGGAAGACGGGTGGCTTGAAATTCTAACTGTGGTAGGAAGTGACCATCGATTTCATCAGGCCATTCTTCAGGTTTCTTAATATCAAAACCATTACACTGTGCCATTTCTCTAACGATCTTATAGACCTCATCCGTACTACCCCAGTGGACCTCGTCCTCACCATAGCATTCTTTAAAACCATCAGGCCATTTTTCACTAGGCTCATATCTGATAATGTATGGATAGCGGTCAGAGCTATAAACCCCCTGGGCAACCGCCTTGCATACCACCCCGGCTAACTGGTTGGTATATTGTTCATTTAGGTTATTTTCATCAGACACAGCTTTGAGCTGTTCAAACTGCTTATCAACGTCTGCCGCCTCTTGACCATTATAACCTATGATCAATCCACGACCATGGCCACAGTGATAACATGGTGTTCCTACTGCTTTTAATTTAGACATATTTTTTTCCTACCCAAAAATATTGTTTTTAATATTTGTCTTTACCAAAATACCATCCCACACTTCAGTAAAAAATGTTACAAATTTAGCTCTATCCAAAAGCGATGCATTTTCAAGGAAATTAATTAATATTAACTCTTTCGCATTTTCATTATCAACTAATGCATCAGCTGGAAATCCGCGAATGGTTGACTTTAGAGGACGAAACCATTCGATCATATCAAGGATCTTCTGACTATCGAAGTCCTCATCATCAACCAGACTAACTTCCTCAATGGTGGCTAGGATATCCTTCTTTTCACCGAACCAGAGAACATCTAAAGTACCATTTAGAATTTCACCTTGACGCTCTAGTATTTCATTGACCAACAAATGTAGAGATCCTTTAGGATCTCCACTTTGAATATAATTTATCACTACGTCTATCCTTCTCTAGTTTTCTTCTTTAGCAAATAATCATCTTGATCTTCCCAGGAAACACAGTGTATCATACCGGGTTTTAAATCTCTGGGTTGATCAAACAAATGTTCATTACCATCGATATCGATCACACGTACTGTTCTGTAATTTACATTGGCAATGATTGCAATTGTGGTGGTTTGCAGACATTGTCTATTTTCTCGGTAATCGCTATTTGTTCTAATTAGCTCTGCTACCCAGTAAATACCGATAGCTATAATTGCCAGCATAGCGATTATGCTAGGATAGTTAATTGGTTCATTTTCATAAGGGTCCATTTTCAATACTCCTTGGTTTATAGATTAACATTTTAAATAGATCCTACTCTATCAAAATTATAATGTACAAATATAAGAAAGTTGAATGCAAAAAAAATAGTACCCCGAAGGGTACTATTTAGATAAAACTATAGATTACCCACGCATGATCTTTTCATAGGCCGCCTCAACTAAAAAAGTGGAACGACTTTTAATATAGCCTGCCCTGACCTGTAGATCTATATGATGCTTTAAAGCCCCAGGTAGTGTTACACTAACTTTCTCAGCAGGTCCAATGTAGCTACTAATATCAATATCTACAAAGCCCCACAGGGCCCCATTATATTCTTTGTTCTTTTTATGATCAAGAATATTCTTAGGAAATGGGACGAAATCACCATCCTCGGCTAAAATTTCCAAATGACCCTGAATTGCTTCTGTTACATTTTGAAGAACTTCATCAAAGGTATCTCCTGCCGATGAACAGCCTGGGATATCAGGTACATTCGCACCAAAGGATTTTCCATCTTCATGAAATATCGCAACTGGAAATATCAAAACCATACCTCCTCGGTAATAATATATTTTAAATTAAAAGGAGTGAATAAACAAATCATTTACCTTACCTCTCACCTACTTCTATGTAGGCTAAACAACTGGACTGGGCCAACCCTCTTCGAATTCTCACCATTAGAGATGTGGATAGACTAAAGATGGAGCTACCACCTGTTAACTACGGAGTCCTTCCATAATTCGCTATTTGTCTCTTCTCATCCATTCGAGCAGATCAACTTTGGTACTGGAGTGGCGAATGGTTAGTACCTGACGCCATGCTACTAACCAAACATTTATTCACTAAAAGACTTTACTATTTGAACCTAAACTGCAGCAGCAGGAAACTTAATGGTTGGGTATGATTCATAATCAACAACTTTAACATCATCTAGAGTAAAGTCGAAGATACTTTTAACCTCCGGATTAAGTTCTACACGTGCAGTTTCAGGATATTTTGCAATGCTACGGGATAACTGTTCCTTAACACCATCCCATTGATTTGAATAAATATGAACATCGCCACCATCCCAGATAAATTCATCAGTAGTCATATTGCAAACATGTGCTAACATATGAGCCATCAGTGCATATTGGACGATATTAAACGGCACGCCCAATGCTACATCACAAGACATTATGTTCAGATGAGGTCGTTACTCTCACCCCGCGTCTTTAAACGCAGCTGCATGTCGCCATGCAGATCAGACTATATCACGATCTCCATCCTAGAGATCCTTCCCATTTTCGAATCCACTTGGATCCTACTCTACTAACTAAGCCCGTCATCATTTGGGCATCGCTTTCGATAGTCGTTGGGCATTTACTTAACAGATATACTTGTAGTTATTGAATTTGATATTACTAGATTTAATACGATAATGAACAGTGGGTATGGGAATATTTAAATCCCTAGAAGCCGAAGCCAGTGAATCATAGGTTGTACCATCTATTGATATCTTTCGAATATTAACAGGGACTTTACCTAAATTGGCTAGTCGTAACTTTTCCTTTGTTTCATCAGAATGCTTTTTACCATAAAAGGGGTTTTTGCCCCCATGATAGTCTCGATTCTTAACAAATTCAAGCAGCTTCTTTTTCTGCTCTGCAGACATTCTTACACCGCGATTGTGGGGAACTCTTCCCTTATTAAGGTCAGATAGAAGCTTCTTAACCTCGGGAGTGTGCGTTTTCCCATACATGCCATTCTTATTACCGGATCTACCGAATCTCTTACGTCGTTCACCGGAAGTCAGTTTAGATATACCTTCGTTTTGAGTGGCACTGCGTTTTCGTATTATTTCCTCTTTATCAGGATGTTTTGTTAAATTATCCCCACCAACCACATTAAGTCCAATATTTAACATATTGGGATTATCATTATTAGCAGATATAATTTCTTCTTCCAGCGCCATTGCTTCGTCTTTAGTGTCAAAGGCAACTACAGCAAAAACTATTACGCTGAATCCATCCTCATGAAGTTTTTGAAGGTTAACATTATGATGTACACCTTCTTTCAATTCTTTAAAGTGACGATTAATTCGTCTTTTGAGTTCACCAGTACTACCTACATAAAAGTAATCAGTACCTTCAACTCCAAGTATATAAGTTGCTATCATAGATACCTCCAGTGAAGTAGGTATATCTGTTAAGATTTAGCAACGGATTGTCTATCCGGTTTAATGGATAGAGATCCCCGTTTTAAGGGAAATTATTCAACAGACCTCACGGCCTGAGGGCGCTCTTAGGAACGCTGATACATCTGTAAAGACAGCGCTCTAGCTGGAACTTTAAAATACTGACTGAGTACGAAATGAACGTTCTCATCATCAGCTGAATCTACATCTTTAATGTAGTCTGGAAAAAGTTTACGATCTTCAGCACTTAAGAGATTTAACCGCTCTTCGAGTGATAACTCACGTGTCCAACATTGAAACAATGCGTGACATGAAGCCAGTGCGGCATCTTCGGGCGTTTCAGCAGCATTCCAGGCAGAAACAATTAGACGTCGACAGTCAGAGTTATTCTTCAAACGATGAATAAGCTCTTTAATCTGATCTACTTCACGAGTAACCACTACGGATGGGGCCGGTGTAGACGTTCGAGCTTCTGCAATTCCTGGTCGATTATCGGGGCCCAATTCACCAGCTAGTGTAAAACCACGGTCGGTGAATTCTTTAATACGCTCTGAATTAATGATACGCGTATCATTCCAATGACGCCATTGATACTGGTAGATGTGTGGTAGATCGCCTGCAACTAACTTACGAGGCTCTTCGCCGAATACATAGCGGTAAATTTCAGAATACACATTAATTAACTTAATGTTCATTTCAGGATGTTTATCATCATTATTAACGTAATCAATGAAATAATAAACAGATAGATCATCACCTGTCTCAACTTTAGAAACTGAACAGTCACCTGTATTAAGCTCAGGATCATTGATCATGGTAGAGTGGACAAGGGCTTCCTTACCAAGGTGTTTATTTAAAACCTGCCTCATTTCCTCCACAGTCATCTGGACATACTCTGCAGTTTCCGGCTTGATCCAGCTATCCCAGATAGAGATACCGTTTTCTTTTAGGTAACGGATGTTGGTATTACCAGAAAGCATCCAGATCAACTCACCAATAATACCTTTGGTAAAGATCTTCTTGGTGGTTAGTAGTGGGATCTTACCACCGCTAATATCAAAGCGCATGGTGCGACCAAATACAGATCGTGTGCCGGTACCAGTACGATCACCTTTATCAACGCCATTACGCTTGATGTCTTGCAATAGCATGTGGTATTGGTAGTCAGGATTGCTAGGTTTATTATCCATTACGATTCTCCTACAGGAACGGTACGCGCTGTATAGGTGAGTGACGAAACACTTCGCTTTTTAAGTACCGCAGTCAACTGATTAATTTTGTCGACTAATGTGCCAACGCCGAATTCTAGAGTCGATAAGACATCTGGGATATTATCAATAAACAACGCAGTTGTTTTATGATTGGTCGTTTCTAAAAACTTAGCTAAGTCTTCAGTTTTGATAAATTTAACATTAACAGATAGATAGTAGCCTACCTTTTCTGTAAACAAAATGACCTTTTCCGCAGGAATGTCTTCGTTAAGGACCACTAAAACGTCATACTCAGTAAGTGTAGCCGCATTGTGGGCAAGTGCAAGTAAGTCGAATGTCTTACCCGCATGAGGTTCCGCTGCAATTGATGTTACTTTCATTTCTATTTCCTTCTATAAGGGTTTTGGGTTTTTTTATTAAAGAACAGGGTTCTTATTTTAATCTAAAGATAACTTTCTACTCTTTCAACAAAGGCGTTGTAAGTACGTAGTAATGTTTGGGCGGACATATTACTTACGGTCTCTGGCTCCAAACAAAGTAAGACTGGACCGATGCTATTGAAATTAAACCTATTCTTGTTCTCATGTAAGTTAGGAGAACCGGTTGAAGTAATTAATGTGTTTGCAAGTGAGATATGATTGAGTCCAATATCTCTAACATAATTTAGAATGGCTAGAAGCACCTTTTCATGACTTTCCATATCATCTACTATACTCGCACAATCACGAATCATTTTAACAACCACTTCAAAGTTATCGTTATAGGCATCAAGGCGCTGCTGAATAAACTCAGGTGGCTCTGGAATTAAAATTGGACCAGGTCCGCCATCACCATAAATATCTTCAGAATAGGCATAAATAATAGAGTTCTCACCAAGACGTTTATATGTAGGTCGTGGTCCACTATCCATTAAAATAAAGTCTACGGATAGTTCTAGCGTTGTAGGGTCGTAAACAGCAGCGATAAACCGATCACCACTAACTCGTACAAAGTCATCATCATCCATCATTGTCCAATCACGACCATCACTACCCACCCTAGGTCGATTAGCTAGAATCTTTTGATAGGGCCAGTCTATCACAAGTTTACCTTCATCCCACTTAAATGGCATGTTGGAGAATACAAGGTTCCCCTGACGATCAGTTATATAAACTAATTTAAGGGAAGCTTCGCTAAGTCTAATATGTTCAGTGAGCGTATTTGTTGCAGTGTTAACAGTGTATTCACCACGACCTCTTGACTCGTGTGGGCAAAAGTCATAGCTGATAGTCATTTCTTGTTTACGCTGACAGTTGTTCACTCGAAAGTTTTTAATTGGATGGGACCAGTTCTCAGCTAATTCGCCACTCGTCCCATTATTAGTAATTAGATTACTAAGAGCATAATAGTTTAAAATATAACTACCTACATCACCAGACATGGTCTGTCTATCCATTTTCATCTCCAGAAAAACCCTCATGGATTCGATTAATTAAACCCAATGCAGATTCACTTAACAAAGTGTCTACCTGATTATCGCTATAGTGTGAAATATAACGAACATACTTACTACTGTACTCGCATTTAGGAAAGGTCATAATGCGAAGAGCTTGAATTTTGAAAATACCCACAGTGAAATCAGTTTCAATTTTTGAATAGGGAATAGATCCATCATCAATACTGTCACCGCTTGTTGGATCGATAACAAAATTATTAGTGACATATCGATAGACAATAGACGAGGTAAACATGCCTTCTTCGCTATCAAACAAATCATGATTTTGTTTACAATAATCCAGAAGATCGGGGTGATCTGTATCAGGGTGCCATTTCTTAGGCGGGATGTCAGTATTCTCTCGCATCTTACTACTTCTGAGTGAACTAACTCCATCTCTCGCGGCAATGGCCTTAGAGCCCTTAGATAGGCATTCTTTAATGAGTTTACTGGCAGTTTCGTCAGAAACACTTTCTTCAATGACAAAGAAATATTTAATAAACATTCTATTTTCCCCTTGGGATAATTGACGAAAATTCTTTTTGTGTCACCACCAGTCCAGGTAGTGCACCGGCAACAAACATTTTACGCATGTTATGTGCCTTTCTAATTTCTCTAACCAACCCAACTTTCCTATTATGATCTTTATCTAGATACTTACTCAATTGGAATATTGCAAAAAGGCCATCAGGGAGAGGTTCATACATTGTTACCTCGTAGCCTTTATCTAGAGTTTCAAAGCTAAAAAAATCTAAACAGCTTGTATGGATAATTTCTTTACCACTTTCCATAGCCCGCCTGACTTGTCTGAAACCTAATGAGTTCACCCTTGGAGATTCAAGGGCAATATAAATATTTTTCATTATACTTTCCATTTTTAATGGGTATATTATTTTGGGGTACGATTATAAATAATCGAAGGGGATGGGGTGAAAAAAAGGAGACCTTACGGTCTCCCTAGCTTAAGTGGGTTTAGTAAGTTTAGACGTAGCTAAGACAACATGTTTCGGATTCTTAATGCCCATATATGCCTCTGGGTTTGAAATTACCAGTCTATAGTGGTCATGCCATATTGCATTTTCACCATCGCTAGTATTTGAAACAATTAACATATTAGCAAGTTGCACCCCACTAATGTCATCCAAATCACCATTGTCGATAAGTTTTATTAATTTCACAAGTCGATGGTCGCTGGCACCGATTCCGTATATCGTTCTATATAGCTCATCTTTATCAATATTTTCACGAATACATTTTCCATACCCGAGATCAGTAGCCTCAAGATATTCTAATGATACATTAAGATGTTCCATATTAGAACGTAAAATGATGCTTTTCTGATTGCGGAAATACTCATCAATGACTTCTTCCCTATTAGCTCGGTCACCACAGGGAATCCAAACCTCATCGCTGAGCTCAGTTGTAATTGCGTCAACAGTACCATCGACTGATACAATGGGTACCGGCACACGATCTACATCCACATTATCTGGATCGAAATATTCATTTGCAGAAACATACTTATAATCAGTTAGCTTTACACTTAGTGTAATCTCAAAGTTAACAGGGATTTTCTTATGCAGGGTAGAACGGTACATACGTTTCGTGGCTGTATACAAAAACCATCGATCCAACCAAATAACGTTTTGGGAATTGTCCCGTAAAACTCTATCGTAATAATCTCGGATAACTTCAGATTGTAATGAGAATTCCATATCCTCATCAGCGGTATTCAGGATGAGTTTATTTTCAGATTCGAGTAAACGATAGTGATAAGTATCTTCCTCAAAGTATCGACTATCGAATAAATTGACATGAACCGTGTCAATCTTACCAAGTTTTGATAAGATGTTACGCTTTTGTTTTAACTTCAATGCATACCAGAGTATAATAGTACCTGCTAAAAACAGATACAGTTGCATTTCACCTACAGTCATTCCACTTTCCTTTTTTTTTATAAAAATAAAAGATACTAGGATTGCCCTAGTATCTTTTCACCATTAATAAGTTCAGATCTAATAGACATTAGAATTTCTCCCAATCTATTTTCACCAAAACCACCACATACGCCCCAGTAAACATCTCCCCAGGTATTACCTTCGATTAGAGTAGCGGGAAAAGTATTCATTAACTTATCTGCTAGTTCAGGGACATCAAATTTAATATGCAATATTTCTAACATGATCACATATTTAATCCCTCTCCAATCACTACGCTTTGGTAACTTGCGACCCCACTTCTTAGCGGTACCTGGGCCCATTTGACCAAAAAGCTCTCTAATAAGCTTAGCATTCTTATGCTTATTACGAAAAGGTTTCAATTCCTTATCCTCAGTCGCTAAAGCATACTCCTCGATCCATTCAGACATGCCGACATTAAAGTCGGCGTCTAGTTTAGAGCACTGGTAGGCTGCTTCAGCGCTATTAAACTGAAAACCTTTATAGGTAATCGACACTGGGTAGAAGTTACTAAGAAATTTAAACGGATCTACTTCAAAGTCTTTAATGGGTTTAGTCATGGTCATGTTCCGACTCCTCATAATCTAACTTAGTAAAATCCATATTTTTACGTAGATAGTCGTTAAGTTTACTCCACTGACCATCCTCTTTAAACTGACCACTAGTACCTGCTTTCCAAACAAACTCCGTTTCCTTTTCGTCAACAGTTAGGGTTAGCTTCAGTATCATTGATTTGGAGGACTCACTCCTTACAATAGCATTACCAGCGGTTAAATTCTCAGTCTGATTAGTTTCAGTTTTGAATTCTAACGTAGATTTGATTGGCTGACTGTGTTGATCTAATGTATCGATAATAGTTCTTAATAGATTCTTTAGATCAATTATGTGCTTCACTGGAGGACCATTTATAATATCTCTCTCAATACCATGTAGTAGACTTGATAGAATATGGCGATAATCTGCTCTTCCACCAAAAAGACACTGGGTGTCTGCTGAGACTGCGAATGGTAGTGGGATTGAATTTTCAGAGAAAGTATTTATATAAAACCCAGCAGCTGACTCACCCTCACCCATTTTAACAACCGTGATTGGACAGCTATCCATTTCTTTAGGCCTGCCCATGTGATAACTTGCCAAGGGATTTTTCCTCCAAAGTCCCCTCCATTCTCTTTCCATGTCACATTGAATTCCTACTAGTATAGATTGCATACTAAACTACTCCTTAACAACGTATTCAAAAAGTACCAGACCGCGAGCTGTATCATAGTCGCTAACTCTGCGACCCTGGTTTAATGCAATTTTTAACATACGGACATTGTCCCGGTGAGTAGCTGATTTGATCACGGTGTCCTTATCAACAAGGTGGTTACTTCGATCTATTAGATATGACCATAGACGATTATAATAGCCCTTATTGTGCTCACCCGGAAGACTTCCACTTGGGCCAATGATAAAGGTCTGCTGGCCGGAGGCTGTGCCTACATGTTTGAATGTCATTGCTGACACTATCTTACCATTAACTGTACCTACAAGACAACCTTGGAGCTTAGGTAGTTCTTCATGGACCGTATGACCAGATTCCCTTAGACCTTCAAAGATCACCTTTACGGCAGTCATAACATCAGGTCTGGTCTTTAGCATATCTTCGGAAATAAATTCAATTCTCATTATCCCAATTCCTTTAATACCAATATTAATTCCATGATAGTTCTCCTAGGCTATTACTACAAAGCCTGCTGGTGTGTTAAGTTTTTTAGTTAAAGGGCCAAAGCGATCTGATTCGCCGTCAGAAATGTAGATGCGATATTGATCTTCAACATCTAACCATTTTTCCATAAAACAAATATGATCCATCGGATGAGTATGACGTTCCATTAGCTTTAGGTGGTCATAGACAACAAAGTCCTCCCATTCATCTTTCAGTGACCAAATATTGACACGGGTTTTATCCCACGCGTTCATAGATAAAAAGCGAGCTAAAAGATCACAATGCTCACTAAGATTTTCGTCAGGGTTCATAGTTGAGGTTGCTATCGTCATGAGTAGCTTACACCAGTGCGTTTGAATAGCCGCAGGAAAATGACTCCCACTACTCTGATACCGTTCCCAGTTATAGCTCTCAAGATTAAACCAATGCTGATTCACTAATTTCACACTGGGCCTTTCTTTACGCAACTCTTGTGTCAAAAGACACAAAGCATTCAATGCATTTACATTCATGTTTTATTTCCCATTTTTCCATTTTTCAAGATAGTATTTATCCTGTCTAGCCATAGCACTCACCCCAATGTAATATCGTATTCCAGGGTTATTGTCCACCTCAAATAAAATAGCATGCCCTTCTACGCTAGAAAACTCAACCATGTCACATCTAGTAATATTAATTTTTTCAAAAACACTAGCAATAGCATTACCTACATTTAAAATTGCTAAAGTATTTATTCTTTGATCGATGCCATGGCATACGTGGAGTAAATTAGTTACCATCCATGGCTGGATGGTTTCAAAATCAACACTTGTTGACATATTAGCTGTAATGTTTAAGCTTAAAGCCAAATCATCAGACACCAGTTTTCGTATGGATGTTGGCTTGCTAGAATCAAAATCATCCGATTCGATTATCCTAAGAGCCTCCCGGCAAAATCCCTCATAGGTTTCAAACTGAAGACAACTTACCACTCTTTGAATATCCGAGCCCATCAAAATTTCCCTCGCTTCATATAGGTTTTATCAAGATCTGTTAAATTTACTATACCCAGTGTATAATAAATACCACGCTCCTGTTCAGTTTCAAATTCAAGTATCACACCGCCGTCCGGTTGTCGAAACACGTCTAAAGCACGAATATCAATATCGGCCTCAACCAACGCTAGCAAATGTATTAGGTCTGGAATATGCGGACTACCGCTGTAACCTTCCACGGTAGCTACTCTTCCTATGAGTAAATCTATCATCCATGATTCTATTGAAGTATATTTCAATGAACCGCTACATTTAGTAGATATAAAAAACTCTAGGGCCCGGTCTTCTGTTAATAGAAATCTGTTATAACGCGGTTCGGTGAAATCGATGGTTTCAGACTCAATAACAGTTTCTATCATCTCAAAGAAGGTTTCTAGTTTCTTATGGTACCAGCAGCCAGTGTTGCTGAAGTTAATTACATTTCCCATTTTAAGGCTCTCCCCACAGTGGAAAATCACTAGTCATTTCAATGCATCCGGTAGCACCACAGGTTGTACAATGACGACGATAACGTTCTTTAATTAAATGTCTATCACGCAATTCCGTGTTGGTTAGACTACATTGCCAGGGTTCTAGTTCCGGCCATGGTTCATCACGTTTTATAATGCTCTGTGTCAAACCATTCTTTTCACAGCAGCGACAGACATATTCAAAGCTATGATTTTCATCATTCCATTCTTTACGAAACGGCTGAGTCTTAATGTCATGATTTTCATTAATCTTAGATCGCAAGACCTTCCAATCTAATGGGTGACAGATCATACAGGTGGGATTAGTGCAGTTATCTGCGCCCCGGTGTCCTACTGTTGTCTCCGGAGTATCATCTATGTCTTTCAACGTATTAGAAATTTTCTTTCCCTCACTACCTGACAGTGTAAGAAGCTTGCCCCCACTTTCCAACCGAATTTCTGGTGGAAGTAGTATCATGTCTTTATTACGAGAATAGACTTTCGTAATAGTGAGTGTGTCAGAAAGTACCTCTATATCTTCCCATTGAATATCTGGAATTAGTAATTCACCGGGAGATTCTTTAGGACCATGGACATAGTAGTTCACATTGTCTTTATCAAGATAAATGATTACATCACCATCGGTTACACGGTCTTCGCCTTTATTAAGTAGAATGCGATTAACCTTGGTTTTAAAGACAGATACATAGTCAGGTAGCGATGTTCCGCGAATCTGATATGTCATATGACCGGCCATATGTGGCTGATCTATTTGTTCTACAGGGATAGCTAGTGTTAAGTTAGGTACATACCCAATCACAGCCTCCGGATGATGGACAATAAAGTAACGGCCCATGTTAACTCCTTTATTTTTACCAGGGATAGGTTCCTAATGATAATGTACAAATATAAGAATTCCGAATACAAAAAAAATAGAGTCCGTTAGGACTCTATTTGGGAGGAATAAATAACTGAGTGATCAGTCATCAGTGTCGGTAAAATGTGGACTAGTAACATCATTTGTCTTTAAATAAAGCTCTTCGCGATATTTTTCAACATCCAGTATGTAGACTATCACATACGGATATAACAAGTGTCTACCCATGGACTTACGTCCCTGTCTCTCAACAGCGTTCTGTATATACACGTTGTCTTTATGGATGGCACTGCCAACTAACTTTATACCACGCTCAGAGGCGACTCTACACACAAAGTCCCGAATGAGTTCATCAAAGACACCAGTGCCATGTAGTGATGACTTCACTGCTGACATATGGATCCAGCAATCATAGTCTGGATGATGTCCTCTCTCTTCCCGAAAAACAATTGCACCAACAACTTCTTCTGTTTCAAAATTATAAGCATAGATGCATTCCATATCGCTGAAGCAGGGAATTTGATCATAATCTAGATAGCCCTTACGAACTAGATCTTTATACTCTTGCATTAAGAATATAATTAAATCAGGGTTTCCACTCATTCTACGTGTGTAATGAATGCTTAAATTTTGATTACTAACCATGCTATTAAAATCTGTATTCATCGATCTAACCTATAAACATATTGCTTGCGAACAAGATAGCGATAATGCGCCCCATGGATACCATTGCCGGACTCGTTAAAAGTTTTTAGACTAGTATTTAGGTTATCCAGCGCTAACTCAACAAACTCATCTTCTGAAAACTCAAAGTCGTGTTTAAAGTCACGTCGATTAGCAGCAATGTCTTCACCGAGATCACCGCCTACCAAATACTCCGTTAAGTGTATATGGGTTACATGACGCATCATTTCATTGTAGAGCTTAGCGCCACCAATTACAACAATGCGCCGAGGTACACTAAACTCTTCCAACGTTTGAGTTTGAAGAGAGCGAGCCTTGGTATGGGCCTGACTCGCATTCTCAACCCAATGTACGTGTGGATAGATCATCTCAGCGCTCAATATTCTTTGATCACTGATTACCACCAGAAGCTTATCTATTAGAGCCCTTTTGTTAAGAATATTTTTTTCAAAATACTCCCGTTCAACAATAATAATCCCACCACTTACAAGTTCTGTAAACTTTTTCACCTGCTCATCACATGGGAAAATATTCCCATCGCGATCAGCCGTAATATGCGTACCTTCAGTACGCGCTACAAAGGCATGTAAGCGATATTGCTCTTGATGTAACATAGGCTATTCTCCACCATAATTTTGAAGACATAATAGTACGTCATTAAATTCTGTTGATAAATATTTTATCATCGCTGCACCATTTAATACTTCAGTTTTAATGGACAGATAAGGGTATATAGGAACATCCCGCTCACGTACATGGATTCCATAAGTAGTTTCCGCCCAAAGATTTGGCATCTGTTTCATTGCATCAATTGTGAACACTGGGGAAGTATGACCCGTTAACACCGGACTATCAACAGAGATTTCAATAGACGGTGCTCTACTAATGAGTTCCTGATCTCCCGTCTGATTAATCAGTGTAAAGTACTCGCGAACAGTGAGCTCCATCAACTTTAGCAGTGATTGTGCATCGATGGTACCAAGTGTCTTTTGAGACAATCGTTGTCCATCAAGGGCTTCATAATAGTCCACATTGTGGGCCATGGGGACATTAAAGACAGTCAACTGTACAAAGTTACCAAAGTCCCAATCTATTAAATCGAGATGGGATCCAGTAATATGTTCATTGACCAATTTACAAACTAGTCGTATAAATGGAAAGTGTGTGAAAACTAAATGGGTTAGTTCTGACGCTTCTTCAGAATCCATTATTTTCTGACTTAAGGTAAAGCTATCTACCCCGTGACTGAGTCCGTCGGTGTATTTATTTTCCAAAACAGTCTTTAGCTCAGAGAGCTTTTTATTAAACTTCCACTGCTCCATTACTTCTTTATACTGATCCTTGTTTTTTAATTCCGGGCTTTTATCTTCCATTACATTTCTCCTAATAAAATGTATTTATGCTTTTAGTGAGATGGGTTCTGAGAAGGTATCATCTTCTACGTTGTAGTTAATGATTTCGATAGTAATGATCTTTCTTAATTCTTCATTAAATATTTTACGGTTTAAATTACTAAAGGTTTTGAAAAGGGTATAGTTATCACCCATTGAGATCATTACTTTATGCTGTGCTACAGAGGGTGTTATCACCTTCATTTTTTTATTAATAAAAAAGACTTTTTCACCACTAGACTTAATTAGATCCTTGTCCGCTGACCAAAGTACACTAAGCTTTCCACTACCCTGATTCTTGATTCGATAGTCTCTAGGGTTTTGCTTAACTGGATAACCACGAATAAGTTTATAATTAGGTTGAACGTATTCGTTAATCAACATCCGCGTTAAGATAGGTTTTAGATCATCTACCTTTAAAAGCAGATTAATAAGCTTATTTTTGGGGATAATTACAAGATCTTTAAGATTCATTATTTTGTCTCCATTAAACAAAAAAATAAGTCAAGTTAATTAATTAAAAATAAGGGGAGCAGCGATGAATTGCTGCTCCCCTGTATCCGGTACATCCATGTACCATTAGATCTCACGGCGGGATAAATGTAGGAAACCGTGAGATCACCCTGGAGGTAGACGGGGGTTTCGCCTTATGGCACTCCTATGTGCACCGGCTAAGAATTCTTTTGGGATAATCTCCAGTGGGTTGGGAATGTAGAAGTATTCTGATGAAACCAGCTAATATCAACTGACCCCCTACATCCCCAAAAGCTAGTTATGCTGCTTCATCTTCCGATGTTACAGTAGCAGACAAATTACCAGCTTTTTCATAGATGTCACCAAGGGCATCATCCATTACAGTGCGGGTACAGCCAACAAAACAAAGTTTGTCATCAGCACCAGCAGACAACGAGGCATCAAAGGTAGTATTACCACCCATACCAAATTCAGATAATGTGGCAGGAGCCTGTTCACGTTGAACATACTCGGCCGCGGTATCAATGAACTCGTTACTAACATCAGCTGCGAATTTCGAGCGATGGTTGTCAACAAAGTCAAAAGCGTCTTTGTGAGAACCTTCAAACTGTCCATCCGGAATGCTGTTGTCAAATGCCTTTGGGTCGACAGTTGCTACACCACCGGACCATTGATCAATCATAGACATAACGCTTTTCCTTCCTAGAGGGTTTTGAGTTATTTAATGTAGTAGGGCTTTAAGTCGTGCTACTATTGACTAAGGGTCTTCATCACCCTTGAGATGTTCGGACATTGCATGATCAACTGCATCATGAATGCCTCGCAGAAGCTCTGTACGCTCTTCTGGGGATACTTTTTCTAAAAGGGCATCTAAGTCCTTATCCGACTGATGGATAAGCTTGTAGGCCTTTATACGCGATTCTACGATATATGCCGCTTGTACATCTACAGATATCTCGTATGTGATATAACTCACCCACGCACTTAAGACAACTACCATTACCATCGCAATGGCAATGACTTTTTTACTTTTATCATTTAACAATTGAATCACCGCTAAATTTAAAAAATGGGAATTAAAAGTCGGGACAATGTCCCGACTGTATTTTAACTATCAGAGAATAGGCGAACAGCGCCCCAGATGAGACCACCTACTACTAGACCGGCACCACCAACAACAGCCGCCTTCTTAGCCGTCTTTTTGAACTTGCCTTTCTTCTCAATGCGATCGGCTTCTTTCTTAGCTGCACCTACTGCCGCTTCAGATACCTTTGTTGCAGCATCTACTGCTACGTTTTCCACGTCCGACATATTACTGTCTCCTACTTTTATCATTTCAGGGTTTTTGATCTTTAATAAGATCCTTTCGATGTAAACATCGTTTTGTTTATGGTGTTGATACCAGCTAAGAATTTCTTCGTAACTGCTGCCCAATACACTACTCGGCGCTCCTTTATCAGTAGCAAAGCGAATCAAAGCGATATGTAGAGTTGCCAAATCTACAGAACATACATCATCGATTCCTACTTTAACACCTTGATAGTGCTCAACATTACCAGCTTCAGACATTATTATTTTCCTTACAGCCAGTTGATTTACAGGTACCTCCTACAGTACCATGTGAATAATATGCAATTAAAGAATACTTGAATACAAGTAATTCAATAGGCTAGTCGTCTGGCGAGACAGGGATGCCTGCCAAATATAAACACTGCTTATACGTAGACGTACTTTGCCATTCATTTCTGAATAATGCGTTGATCAAATTCAACCGAACTGTGTTAGACTGGTAGTGACTACCGATGTACATAGCAAGTTCTACTACAGCTTCTTTCATCGGACATAAGAAAGTTGGGCTGCCGAAAACAAAATCAAGTACATTGGATAAACCAATGTTATCCGCGCAGTTAACATCTAATTCAATACTGGTCTTTTTAATCCAATGTTGATACAGATCAATAACCAGCAGTACCTCAGCATCTGCTTCAATTTTCCAACCAGTCCCATCTTCAGTAATGGTGGCCTTACCTCGGCTAATTAAACCATCCGCATGAAGTGGAATGAAGAAATGTAAAACATTGTCTTCACTGTCACTAAAGTCAAAACCATGACCAGAGTCAACTACATCGGGTAATGCTGCAAGAAACTCAGCAGGGTTTTGAATATCGATAATATCATCGATTCTTTGGCTCATGTTAACTCCTTTATGGTTTAAAGACGATGACCGCATCGGCTTGATACTTTTCATAATCTGACACAGAGCACCCGTAACGGGATTCACATTTATCAATGCACCACTTTACGTACTCATCCAGTACAGATTCAATGTCGTTGTTAAAATCTTTCTCATAGTAGTCGTAGATTTCACAAACGGTACCGGTGACCATGATCTTAATTTTTCTAATGTAAGAATTAGCGTATAAGAACGATTCTTCATGATAAACACATGAGTCGTCGTGTGATACAATAAATTTAGTTGTATCACGATCACTCGAAATAAACTGTACTACGATAGAGGTTGGTAACCCCGTACCTTCTGCGGTTACCACCAGCACCTTATCATAGTCACTACTATCTTTTGAAACTTTCATTTAACTATCTCCTTCGGATGAATTAGTTAGTCTAAGTTAGACCAGCCGTATTCGATAATTAAATTAACTCGATTATCGAGCGGATAAGCAAGACGCAGGTAAGAGCCACTGGATTCATCATCCCAGCTAGCGGCATCTGAGGTAAAGCCTGATACCTTTAAATTTCCAATTGGGTTATAAAAGATCTCAATAACGGCATCCACTAGGTCTTCATCTAGATCTGTAAATTCCTTAATGCTGTTTGTTAAGCCGTGGATTAGCTTCTCATCAGGCTTACCTTTACGCATTGTTGATTTCTCTTCAATGACAATAAATGCATTTAGCCCATCACATGCATCGAGCTCTACTTCATCATTGTTAATCAATAATCGAAGACCGTGCTTTTGTTTCACGAAATCTTCTTTCTCTTTGAATAACTCCACTACCAAAGAAATGACCGTCTTAATATCTTCAAGGATATCTTCCTTGGAATGATCCCAGTCCAATCGTAGTGTAGTGCCAAAGGTACCTTTGGCAATTTTGTTAGCAACATACTTTTTAGTAATCGCAGCCATTATGCTACTCCTTCCAAATTAGGGTTTAATTAAAATAGATCCTACTCTATCTACTTAGGTAATATGCAATTGAATATGCTCTGATTGCAGACATAATGGGACCTTTTAGGGTCCCATAAATAGCAATTACCAATCTGATGAAGATAACGTTTTTAGAACAGGAACTTTACCCCACCCCAGATCATCTTTTACCATAGCCAGTGATTCAACACATTCAATGCCAGCGACATTCCCCTCTTGGTCTGTACTGATAGTTCGAATAGCACTGTCTAGTTCTTCAGGTGTAAAGATCGAGGAATCAATACTCTCAAGACCGATGCTGTCGAACTGATTAGCGCGGCGAATACCCGGTTCGTTAACTTCATCCCATGTGATGATATTATTAACTAATCGAACTACACGGCCGTCAGCCATTCTTTCCTTACAAAGAGAACGAATTGAGAAAGCAACATTCTCTTCACGGTTCTTAATGCTTTTCTCAAGTTGCGGTCCGTAGTAACCACTTGGGCAGAATGAAGCTTTCACTAAAACTAAATCAGTACCATGTTCATCCTTACCTGTTTCCAGATCAATTTGTCTAAAAAAGGTAGAGACAAACTGCTTTTTAATATCTAGGATTCGACTGATCTGCTGGGCCTTATTCATACCACTAAGGTTAGGGTGTTCACATTCACCCTTTTGAAAACCACGGCTAATTCGACGTTGTAGAATACTAGACTTATCAAAAAGATTACTAACCATCTGTGTTAATGGATAATGTATGCCTGATTCATTGTCAACATTAAAGGCTCCAATAACAAAGTCATTAATAAAGCCGTCTTTATCAAAGCCCATATTCTGCATAGCTTCTTGGCTGGGCACCATATCACATGCATACGTAGCAAAGCTGGTCATATTTATTTACCTCAATAAATCTTCAATAGGCTCATTACGTTCCGATGGATTAACCAATGCAGAAGTAATACCCTCTTGTATATTGTTACCAAGTAACTTGGCTGTAGTATTAGTAGCACTCAATGCTACTGAAGACAGTGGAATATAATCAGGACGCTTTTTGCGATCTAGACCTTTAGTAATACCATGTCTGTAAAATTTACTTCTATCCTTAGAATTCCTTGCAGTACTTGCTACAATAAGTTCGGTAATAGCCTGATCAATACCGAGGTTAATGTTAGAATGAAACTTGGCAGTTTCAAAAACACCAAGGGCGGTATCATAGTCGATGTACCATGGAACTCTGCCCTTATCTACAAACTCAGCATAAACACGATCCAAGAATGTTTTAGTACAGACCAAATTAATGTTAGGACAGATAACATCGCCCGCATCAAATTGATATTCCATGTACTTCTCATCTTCAATGGTGACTACATTTGTATTTGTAGGGGTAATCTCCATTAGGGAGCAGGCCACTGAAGCCGCATAGTGTTTATCCCCTACAACAATGCCAAAGATACCAACAATCTTTAGCGTGTCGTCCTTGACCGCTAAATATCTAGAAAAGTAAGACTCGGGTATATAGATCTTACAGTCTTTTTTAGCTACAAGGGTGTTACCCTTTTCTACTAGCGCAGAGTGTACGATCTCTGCATTATGCTGTAAAGAACTAATATCCATTGGATTAACCTTTTTCTAGAGTAAATTGGTTCGCTAGCCACTTACCAATAAATTTATGCATTGCAACGCTAACCGCATAGTCAAGCGTAGCATCTTCTACCGATGCCAGTACATCATCGATTCCGATAAGAAGCTGACGTACATCCTCACTAGCTGCATAGAGTTTACAAATAACATCACGAACGTATGGGCGAACATTAATACTTCCGTAGTATTCTTTCTTCAAAGCTTCTTTTAGCTTTTCTTGCATCATAGCGCGTTCATCACCACTAAGCGTTTCATCTTCTGCAATCATACCTAAGATTTTGTTACGAATAGTTTTACGAACCATTTTAACATCTTCGGTCATATTGATGGCTTCACGATGGCGCTTACGATCTTCATAGATTTTTACAAACTTAGCGGGATTATTTTCCAAATCGCTATAGCTTGTCTTCACACCACTTTTAGTCTGAATAACATAACCTAACAGTGCCTCTAAAGAACCGCGGTTATCTTCACGCTGACACCATTTAAGGAAGTTCTTCGAGACTACACCACAAGACCATTCGTCAACATTGAAGTTAGAACCTAGACTTTTCGGTACAATTAAACCACCGGTGTCAATAACTTTAATAAGATCACTGACGATAATAAAGATTCTACGGGCTGCTGCATTACGGATAAATCGATATGCGTTAAGCATGTCCCCGTTATCCAGGATGTGGTCGACTTTCTCAATTCTACCATTACAAATACCTGACGTATACAGATATAGGCAGGTCAATTCTTTTAAAGAAACGGTACGGATATCCGTAAGGAGGTACTGACTTACTCCACTAAAACTAGTAATGGTGTCTTCAATGTACTTAAGAATTTTCGCATCGATAGATGGAGAACCCGTGGTCATTAAAGTTTTCATTTCTTCAGGCGTACAAGAAAGACCCTTATCGGTATCTTTAAAGTACTGAGCTACGTCATAGCTAGCTTCACGGTAAACTGAAATAGTATCCATGAAAACTGGATCTTCAAATAAGTCCGGCAATGCCACTTGGGTCACATAGACACCAACATTAGCACCCTGACCTTTCATCTCTTCACGGTTCTTGATAATTTCATCAAGAATTTCACGAATACGAGGGTTCACCACATTACGAGCATCGTTGATAATGTTACTAACATTACTCGCTACAACTTTAGCAAGACGTTCGGCTTGTAGATCTTGACTACCATCCGTATGATTAATATCAGTAGAGGCTTTGATGATAGACGCGTAATCCTCATCAATGACAGTAGTGTTAAAACAGGTTAACATTGAGGCGATTGGAGAAGCGGGTTTTGGGATAGCAAGTAAACCACGCATTCCAATTACTGAGTTAATGTCATTGGCTGACTCTAATAGTTCTTTAGTAATCATTCTAATTACTCTCCATCACCCAGTTCGTTAGTAATCGCAGCTGCCAGAAGATTATTACTATCTTCTTTAGCCGCACCAATTTCTTTACCCACCAGCTCTTCGATAATTTTTTTACCAAGATCTAATGCGATGGCCAGTCCCGTAAGGGAGCGTTGTTCGGCCTGCTGGGCTGGTCCACGACCAGCCAAGTTTTCAACGTTTGCTTGTTGATTTTCTTTAGGCATTTTATTCTCCAAAATAAATTGCAACCATTTGTTTAGATAGTTCATATAAGGCAGCATTTGCTACAGCATTAATTTCAGGACCACCCACGATACGATCACTAATAGGCTTATGACCGAAAATAGCATCGACGGTATCACCATCATCCACCGAGATAATAGGCTCTTCATAAACGTTACCACAGGTAGCTTTTAACATCCCATCAAATACCAGTTTATCACCAGTACCCATTGAGATACTAGAATCAAGAATAATCTTAATAGCTACTTGATTTGGGCTAAGCTTCTTGCCTTCGACCTGAACCTTATCATCAACCTTACCGGTACGGGCATCGTCTACCCCTAGCTGTTTAGCACGAGTAGCTCGTCGGCGATCAGAAGCTTCACAGACCTTTCTAAGAGATGCGCTCATATCATCAAGACTACCATAATAGATGGTCTCGATGGATGCTACAGTCCCCTTATTTCTGGCCTTTGGACTAGAAGAATCTATCTTACGCAATGAGTCAGCTGCCGCCTTATCATCACCAGTAAACTCTGATATAACACTATTTTCCAAAACACATAGAATTGTCTCAGGATCAACAGCATCCCCGACTTTTACTAGATTATGAATATTCTGATCAAAGTCTACAATAAGGTTTTTAGTATAAGCGGTCTGGGTATTTAAGCGTTTAGCAAAGTCTTTAGTAATAATACAACTATCCTCAATGGTATTTGCATTTTCCTTCAGTGCTACCCTGGCTAATACACCTGACATGTAAGTAACCTTACCTGGGTTTGCTAAGTCTGGTTCAAAGAATCCAGAGTCATAGCAAATAGCATCTTTTGCTTTAAACTTATCACCTACCTTTAAGTGAGTTACAATTGGATGCGGTACGGTTGTACCTGAAGCCACACCGTACTTGGTACCCAATTCAAAGGCTTCCTTACTACCGTCCGTATATTCTACCTCAATGTATTTATCTTTAACACTTACAACCTTACCATCCTTTTCAGCAACACTTGCAAATATGTCATCAACCTGTCCACTAAGTACTTGCTCCTTACCTGTTCTAAACGGCATTGACATCTGACCATCTACAGATACAGATGAACTATTTTGAATAGATACGAAGTTCAAGCGCTTAGCTGCATTGTGATTCGCAGCTGGTAATAATAGTGCTGATGTACTAAGGTGTTTTGCTGAACTACCATCTACCTTCGGATCATATGGTCGAGTTCTACCATAGAGATCCACAATGTTAGGATCTGCTGATGTAAATGTACGAACACCTACTTTTGATGAATCTGGCGAGGCTTCTGAAATAACACCGAGGTCGTTCTCTGTAAAGCCACGCGCCTCACGAGTCATAGTGCGAGAACTACGACCACCTTGTCCGACAGATGTAACTGCTTCTTTTTCCTTTAAGTTATGGATAGGGGTACTATCCTCAACTAAGGCAACTGATTCATCTTGAAGTATAGATAGCCAAATAGCATTTGGATTCATACTAACTTCGGCATCAGGACTATTCCCTCTGTTCCTTAGACCGCGCATACTTGTAATGATTTCTTTATAAACCATTCCAGAGATGCGCTCATAACCTTTAATTCGCATTGGTTCAACGCGAGGAACTTCATCAGTAACTAACAATTCATTAGCACGAATTAATAACCCCGCAAAAGAAGTCGGTTCTTTTTCAGACTCTAGAATATCTCGAGTAATTGGATCTACAAACATATCAAACATGAGCTTTAGTTCACGCAAGTGATACTGATTAATACCATTTTTACTCATTAAGGTAACATAGGTCTGGGGTTTGTTTAAATCATTACTATTGTAATTTGCGGTATGTTTTCGCACCGCATTAAAGCCGCCCACAAGCATCGCTACCTCTGGATCTCTAATATCCACAATGAATGATTCGTCTTTAAATTTTATACGATAATCACTAGGCGTTAGATTGAGTCTAACATTAGGTGGTGATGTATAAAACTTAGCACCAATGGCAGCCAGCGCCTTATCAATGCCTAAGAAATAGCTAAGTGCAAGGATGGTAGGAATACGTTTACTGAACACAGATGTCTCACTGTATTCAATAGGTCCGCGACCCATAGTTTCATCAATCAGCGATGTAATGAAGCCCAGTGGTTCCTTGTCCTTAAAAATCGCTCCTGAAAAATCCATAGCCAATACAGCTTTAGATGCACGGTCAAAACCAACAGGAACCATATCCTTTTTCTTTAAAGACTTGATTACATCTTCATTGAAATACGCATCTACCACTGAGTAGTTAAAATAAAACTGATATTGCTTAGTGACGATTTCACTATGGTATTCAGCAATAGCTGTATACGTACGCGGGAGTTTGATATCACTAAACTCATTCGCACCATGAATGACATTGACCAGTGTGTTATTTTCAGGATCTTCCAAGCGCTTGTTTATTTGCTTTGAAAACCAACGTGAGAAGTTCGTTACTGCATTTTGATTACGGGTAACAAAGACCTTTCCATAATAGCTGGTTAGACCAACCATATATGACTTTATCTTGGTGATTGGCATATCACCCTTTTGTCTTTCTAGACGATACTTAACACCTCCTGCTAAGAATGTACCATTTTTATTGATTTTTGGAATCTTAAATTTAATGGTAGAAGCTTTACCACCAACGGGCTGGAAGGAGACACTAATAATTTCCGCTTTGGTAACCGCAGTGTTTTCAGCTTTTACTTTAATATCCTTAACAATTACCCCGGCCTCTTGAGACTGAGCAATCATACTTAAAATATTTTTATGATGAAGCTTTTCGATGTAATCCTGGTCAAGCTGTTGAATCGAAGATTGTAATAAGCCCTTGTCAAAAATTGTATCCGAATCAGATACAACCTGAACTTCTTTCACCTCAATATCTGGTTTCGAAGTAATCTTCTCCATGATAGTCCCATCGCCAAATGGGTTATCAACTTTCTCCATACGCTTTGATAAAGTGACCAGTCCCTTTTGTTCGCTAGCTGATAGTTGACCAACGTCACCCCGCTCCCTAATTAACCTACCGATGGTCTCTGAACCATAATCAGGTTCTTTATCCAAATCAATATCAATATCTTCATAATCGATTTCAGTATCAGCTGCACTTCTTAATCCTAGTGTGAAATCTAGATACTTATAAAAGCGTAGCATGAAAGGCTTGTTATCCTCCTGGGCCCAGCTTAGAATATCAGATAGACGAAGTATAGAAACCTGACCACTTTCAACCATCACTAAGTGAACCTTAACAGCTACTGAGTGAGGAAGATTTTTAGCCGGGTGATCAATGTCTTCAGATAAGGCCTTCCATAAATCTAATAGATCAAGTTCTTCAGCATCATTGAATACACCGAACGATTTGGTACTAAACTTACCTTTGTGTAAATCAAATTCATTACGATTCGGTAGGTATCGCGGCATCTTCATTCTAATGAAGTGAACTCTATCACTACCAATCTCAGCAATTTGTTCCCAGAACTTAGCTCTGACATTAAACCACTGATGGTAGCCCATCATCATATTCTGGGTATATTTGTAGAGATGTGGTAGTATGCCATAGTTTAATACAACTGGAATTCTATCATTACTGGTGGCACGGGTTAAGTCTTTAGCATTGTAGAAATTACGATTGTTTTTATGAAAAGCTTTTCGCTTGGCATTAAAAGCGGCGGTACTATAGGTAGCTCGACCTTTTACTATTTCCATCTTATCAAGATGATGGATACTTACTTTACTTTCGTAATTTCTTAGCAGACAATAGCTAGCATCAATGCCAACCTGAGAATCTGTCTCGGCAATGTAGTGGATCATTGATCCCTTTGGAAGGTATATCTCCTGCGGCTGGGATAGCTTTGGATTGGCTAGTTGAGCAGGAGTTCTAACACAATGTCTGCGGTAAAACTCTTTATATTCGATCAAACTCATTGTTCTAAACCACCTGTTAAATTAAATAGTGCCATTTCAGCAATATCAGAATGTATGCCATATTTCAATTTACCTGAAATGTTGATAAACTGTTCTCGGGACTCTAAGTATGCTTTATCTTCCTCAACAGCCTCTTTAGACATTGCGATGTTAAAGGATGTTTTATCTCCGTCATACTTTACCTTTACTGTAATACGTTACCATTACAGTCTATGGATTTACCATAGCTCATGCTTTCACATGAGAAGAGACTATATCTTCACCCCTCCAATATTGGAGTAGGGTGCTTCCCACTTCCCCATCACTTGATGGGTACACCGCGCAACCGGTTAGTCGTTGAAGTTTCTCCACTGCATTTGCATAGAGGAGCTTACCTGCTGATTATCCAATCTTAATACTTTTTAAACTTTCACGCTCGTCTTTTCAGACCACGTTGTAGTGTATTAAGCTCTAAGGACCTTCCAGCAATTCAAGAAGTTACTACACCCACTATTACTAGTGAGGAGGACTATCGCCACCTTAAAAAGGAGTTAATTTAATAATTTCAAAATCTAATGAATCACCACGATTCAATTTTTTAGAAAGACTACTTCTCTCCAAACCTAGTTTAGAAGATAGTGCTTGAATACTTGAATAATATTCAATCCTACCATCACTCCAAAAGACTTTTACTGGTTGACTTCCTGGTTTGTAGAGCTTCCAGTATTTTTTAAAATCTTCTGTTAGATTCGGGAAGTTCTTCTTACTGGCCTTAGACTTAAAGATCTTACCATGTAAAGGCTGCATTGAGTCCGCGATTAAGCGCTTCCGAATGAGTCTACCGATGTCTCGATAAACCTTATACATCTCTTTACTATTGGCGTATTCTTCAATATTGCCAGTTTGAATATCAAGAACTTCAATAGGGTTTTTAACCCAATCTAGTATATTCTTTTCTAAAGATATTTTATTACAGAAATAATACCAGCCATCATACATCTTCTCAGGATTTTTACAGCGATTGGTAACTGTAGTTTGTGTACAGTTTAAAAACCTTGCTGCATGAGAAAGTGATCTAAATTCCTTCTCATCACCTAGTCGATTACGAAGAATAATTTTTTTATTATCACTACGCAAGCCGTTTTCGTAGGCATGGTTGATGTTTCCTGATCGAGTAACCCATTCTAAGTTATCTAAGGTATCATTACCCGGGACACCATCGATGTGATTCACTTCAAATATTTCTGCTTTTTCAGGTATGGGTAGAAATGCTAGTGCCAGTGCACGATGTCTACCTAATGATCGAGTTTTACCTAGATCATCTTTTACATTAAAGTAAAAGTAACCTGTATTAAGTTCCTGAGCCTCAATTGTTTCATTCGTTAAGATATTAAAACAATCACCATTTTTATTAATGGCATATCTACTGAAACCTAATATGTGGTGATACTGGGTATTTCCTACCCAAGGCATACCGCCTTTATTTATTAAACCAAACATCCTAAAGGACCTATAATAAGTTTTTACATATTATAGGACTAGGTGTTGATGATCTGCGCCAAGACCTCTGATCTTACTAATGTGAACAGACATACTTTCAAAGAAAGCCATATCGCGTATTGGAAAGCATGGAGCTATCCAGCCTTTTCCATAAGGCTTCCAGTCATCATTTAATTCAGATGAAACCACCGAGCGGTTGGTAGTTTTTAGATACGGAAGACTTACATAAACACTACCATCACCTGTGATAGGATAGCGTGTAGGATAACCTGTTGTATTTTGACTATTTCTGTAACATTGTGTGTAGAAATATTCTGCCCATGTAATGGGCCTTACGTTATCCCGGCTAAAACCTTCCGGGAGTTCATTGATGTCATTGAAGACTTTAAAAGTTTTCTCATCTTTATAAAGTAACGCCAGGTAATGCCCATCAATTATGATGGGTCTGTGGCGTGGTCCTAGTTGTTCAAAGCCCGTTACCAATCGACTTAATCCATCAATGGTACCCCATCGCTCACGAGTGTAGTCACTAGGCTCGATATATTGTTTTTCCAAAGTTTCACTGTTAACAACCGGTACTCTGTCGTTGATGTTATCAATAAGCTCTCTAGCAATACCGGTCTTCATTGAGTGTAGCGTTAGATCCATAGTGCCTACGATAAATTGATGTAGACCAACCATAGTGTCGTTAACACCTACTGCATCCACTGCACCGATTTTTCTAGGGGCTGGATCCATCGCGGTAATAACATTACGAGTACCACCAGAGATTCTACGAGATGCATATTTTGATAGTGCAAAACCACGTTTGCCATCAAAGATATTCAGTAGCATATCATGGATCTCATTGAAGTTCTTCTGAAGCGCCCAACGTGCCGTATCTAGGGCCTTATCGTTGCTATTTACATCTCTGGGATTAATTGTATTAGCCACCCTTAAGGCCTTTCTATACAACCCATTAATGTCGTCTTCTTGTACCCTACCATCATCCGTAGTCTCTAAATCTCTAAGACCTGCTGGCGTAACAATCAAGTAGCGGTACATACAAGAACCGCGCCATTTGTCAATGAGCTTAATACGCATTTCCCGAATATGACTACTATTGTTTTTAAATACTAGGTCGGGGAAATGACTCATGAAAAAACCATAGCCGGTATTGCCATCTAGAATGTCAGACTTTTCAAAATCTTTATCTTTTTCATTCCATACGGCATATGCGGTTCCAGACATAATGCCTTGGTATAGATTTTTCAAACGAGTTAACTCTAGAAATATCTTAGGGTGCATGATTTGAGTTTTCATGTCGATATATGAAGCACGTATTTGTCTAGCTTCACTACCCACTTTACCAAAAATATCGGTACTATATAAGCCTTGTGGGTGAAAGTCACCATTGCTATCATAGATGTCTTGGCTGAGAGTAGGCTTAATAGCCCTAAGTCTACCCAGTGATGGATCCAAAAGGGCGATGTTTAGAGGTAGCTTTTTGGTTTTCATAGGCTATCCATTTTAATGTTTTGTTTAATTTAACTGTAGGAGTTTTCCGTCATGACAGACGAGTTTAATTTCGATGATGATCCATTTGAAGGATTCGATGAAATGGGTCTGGACTTTGATTCTGAAGATCAAAAGAAAGATCGGAGTCCTGCACAAAAAATCACTCGATCAGCTCTAGAAGAACTGAAGAATAAAGAGAATACTGCAGTTGCCGCTAAGCGTGCTGTTTACGATAATCTTCCCACGGGATATCGCGCCGCGGTTAATAAAGCCGACGAGCTAAAGACGGTCGCCGACGACATATACGATAGTGCTTTAAAGGATTTAGAGCCGAGTATTAAAGCAGCTAAGAAAGTGGGTCGTAAGGCATTACCGAAAGCTAAGCGACTACTACCTGATCGTCTTTATGAAAAGCTGGAGCGTATAACATCTGAAGACCAAGAAGGTTCTTCAAGTAATGTTAACACCGATGAATTAGCCATCGCAGATGCGATGAAGACGATCTTTGATGCTCAAACTGCCCAGGCGGCTGATGCAGATTCAAAAGCAGATGCAGAAAAGAGCATTGATCGATTAATTGACACAGAGCGTTTTAAAACGACTGCCAGTCAACAGGGTGCAATCGCAAGTGGTATTAACCGCATGGTTGCATTCCAAGATTCTATCTTTAATGCTTATTTAAGAACAAGTATTAAGTTACAATATCGTTCTTACTATGCACAGCGTGATTTGTTAGAACAGCAGCGTGCCGGTAATGCCGATATTGTTAGTAACTTAAAAGCGGTCGTTAAAAACACTGGTCTTCCAGAAGCCCAAAAGATTCAGCTTAATGAGCGCTATGGTCAACAAATGGCCGAGCGTGTTATCGGTAATTTCCAAGAGCAAACTAGTTCACGTATCGATAACATGGTTGAGAGACTTGGTGAAGGTGTTAAACAACGCATCTCTGAAATGGCCACTATGTCAAATGACATGCTTGGTGCCCTTACCGATGGCATGGAGATGGCCAGTGATCCAGACATGGGTCTTGATCCACTGGAGATGGCCGGTGAGGAAGCTGCAAGTTACGGCCGTCAGAAAGTATTAAATAGCATAACTAAATTTGCACGTGATCGTGCAATGAAGAATGATAAAGTCTCTACCATTGATAGTCAGCTTTTATATCTGGTAGAGAATGCTAACCGTATCGCTAATGATAAGTTACGGACATCAGATAACCCATTAGTAACCGCCATTCGTGATATCGTAGGTGTTACTCGTGGTGATTTAGAGTCAGTCAATCACAACCTTGAATCTGATGCAACAATGCCGGTTCAGTGGGATCTTTTATCAAGAAGAACCCTAGTTGAAATCATCCCAGGCTTCCAATCAAGACAGTTGCAACAGCTGATGAATATCGCCAACGGTATGGAGAATGACAGAATTGTTTTTGATGCCAACCGTGAAGCGTTTATCACCCAGTCACAGCAGAAGGGTGATCTACAAAAGCGCTTAAATGATCAGATTGAAACTAGCATTGGTCGCGATGGGCGTGATATTGTTGATTCCATTGATCCGGATGGTAAACTTAATAATCAGCAGCGCGCGCAGTTGATTACTGCCTTGGCTAGATCATCATTAGATGGACAGGCCTTTGATCCGAGCCGTATTATTAAGAGTGCAGAGATTGCAGATCAAAATAGAGGGGCTATTAAGGATGTAGTGACAGAATTCTTTGGGCTTACTGAAGATGGTAAGGTGGGTAAAAATCCTACCAGTATGTCACGTTTCCAAGTAGCTGCTAATAAGTTTAATCGCCTATCAACTGACTCTAATATATTTCAGAATTTAATCAATCTTTACAATTCCACAGGTAATAAAGAAGCACTACGAGACCTTGGTATATTAGCGGTTAATGATGATTCTCAAAAAGACTATGTCGATATTGAGAAGAAGTGGGAGTTGGTATTTAAGGCCATGAATCCAGAGGCACTGGCACAGTCGTCTATGGAAGAAACTGGTCGTGCAGCGGGTAAGTATAACCCAATGCCACGTGTATCGGAACCGAAGTCTTATAGTACTCCGACAGTGGACACCGGCGCGTTGGAGGCAATGCTTTCGGCACAGGCCGGTAATCAAGATCGATTAATCGACGCTATTGGTACAATGGATAGTCGAAGCCATTTAGATGTTCTAACACGTATAGCTGAGCGTCTTGATGATCGGGTCAAAGTTATTATTGATGGTTTTGATCCAGATGGTAATCCCGGTACAGACCCCGGTTCTCCTTCAGACAAGGGTCCTAGTGGATTTAAATCAGCTGTTAGTAAAGTTGTTGGTGATATGTACGGTAGAGCCAATGACGTAACCAGTATGTTGCTAGGTGGTATTAGAGGAACAGGTACCACTGTTAAAGGTTTTGTTGGATCTATTGGTGATAGAATTTCTGGTAAATACGCATCTTCAAAACAAGGATTGCAAGATCTGTACGTTAAAGGAAAAGGCAGTTTACCAAAGATAGAAGCAGCGGTTATGCGCGCAGGTGGTTATATTAATCAAGAGGGCGAAGTAATCTCCACTATCTCAGAATTAAGAGAGAGTCTGTCTCAAGGTATACCCGTGGGCACTTTACGAAATGGAGAATTTGAAGTTAGCCTAGTACCAGAGGACTTAGAAAACATTGTTGCTTCTAATGGTGAAAAGGTTAAAGGTCTCTTTGGTAAGGTTACCGGCTTCTTAGGTAATGCTTATCGTACCCAGTTTGGATTTATGGGTAAAGGCTTAGCTTTCTTTAAATCTTTACCTCAGCGTTTTATGACTGCGGTAGATAGACCAAAGGATGTCTATGTCAAGGGTGAAGATAGTCCGAGATTATTAAAAGTCATTATGATTAATGATGGGTATAGATCTCAAGCGAATCCAAGTCGTATTATTAAAAGACCAGGGTTAATTGACGGTCCTGTTATTGATAATGCGGGCAACCTAGTCTTAACAGCTGAGGATATTCAACACGGACTAGTTGATGTTAAAGGTCGGCCTATTACTGCTAAAGGTCTCATGGACTTTGGTATGGATTTACTTAAGCGTGGAAAAGACGCTGTATTTGGTCTGGGTAGAAAAGGTTTAGATTTTGCTAAAGGAGTTAGTAAACGTGCTGTAGGCTTCGTAGATGGCATTATGGGACGTTTTTCTAATAGTGATGGTGATACTACCGGAGAAGGTAAAAAGGACCTCCTAGGAACTGTCACGGCGATCTATGACCATATTCGAATGATGTGGCCATTAACCACGGAAGATGAAGGTCTTTTATCTAAGGTTAAAAATCCGTCAAGTGATCTTAAGGAACAAGAGGAAATGGAAGCTCTCAATCTTAATAAATTACGTCGTGAAAAACGTCGTATGAAAGAACAGGAAGAGGATGACCTCCTGGATGCAGATGGTGATGGTATCAAGGACGGTAGTTATGCGGATATCATTCGTAAACGTCGTGCTAAGAAAAAGGAACAGGCTAATTCAGCTGGTAAAGTTGGTATGGCAGCAGGCGCTACTGGCATGTTTGGAAAAGGTAAGGCTAAAGTAAGTGATGCCATTAACAAGTTATTTAATCGAGATAAGAAAGATGACGATGAATCATCGGGCATCTGGGATTTGGCTAAGACAGCCGGTACAGGTATTATGGGCGCTATTGCTGGTAAACTTGGACTGGGTGCAGCAGCAGCTTCTACTGCAGCCACCGCTACCACAGGTGCGGCCGGCGCTGGCGCAGCAGCGGCAGGTGGCGGTGGTATTTTAGCTGCTCTTGGTTCAGCTGCCGCAGGTGTTGGTAGTGCTGTTGCAGGATTCTTTGGACTACCTGTGTTAGTTGGCGCTGCCATTTTAGGTACTGTAGGCACTGCTGGTTATTTTGGCTATAAATACTTTCGACGTAGAAGTAAGTTAGAACCCTTAGAGAAGTTACGATTTCTTCAATATGGTATTCCTGTAAATAACAAAGATGCATTGATTGCTATTCGTTATTTAGAGGAAGAAGTAAATAAAGAATTCGTAGTTAACTTAAAAGGTAAGAACAAAGCTAATATGTCGATGGAGGATATCTTCGATAAGTTCGCAGACACCTTTGGACTAGATGATGGTGGGTGGTTTGGCTCTGCCAATGAAACCCATTTGAGAAACTTTTCAAATTGGTTTAGATTTAGATTCGTACCGGTCTTTATGCGATGGAAGTCATACCTAGCGATGCTAGAACATAATAAGACAGCTAAAGTTAAACAAACGGACATTATCGATATTGATGATGAACTGGATAACAAACTTAAAGCTGACTTGGTTAATTATGTTCAGTGGACTGCGAATGATGTAGTAAACGCAAAGGAAAACCCATATGCTGTTATGGATTCTCCGTTTGCAGATATTGCATTGGTAGATAACCGCGAAAGAATCGTATCCCTATCCTATCAGATTAAACAAGCCTCTAAGCAAGATGCTGAGGTGGATCTAGAAGAGGATAAGGATATGGATTTAAAGGACTTAAAGACTAAGCGTCAGGATAAACGCCATGATCGTAAACACGCTCGTATGCGAAACCAATCGCATCGTTATGCCGTTAAAGATAGAGGTGTTAATTTAAAAGATAAAGCTTATCGATCTAATGGGGAAAGACCATTTGATAAAGAGGCTATGGAAAAGGCTATTAGCGATAAACATCTTTTAGTCCCGGCATTCGGTAGAATTAGCTCACCATTCGGTATGCGTAACGATCCTTTTGGAAGAGGTGGTCGTGGCAAGCACGGCGGCATTGACATCGCAGCGCCAGAGGGCACTCCAGTCTATGCTGCTGCCGATGGTATCATCATCAGAGCAGAGTATAGTAAGTCATATGGTAACGTCATCTACATGTTACATGCAGATGGTCGCACTACACGCTATGCTCACCTGGCCGCATTTACCGATGCAGCTATTGAAGGTGCTAATATCAAAGCGGGTACTCAGATTGGATATGTTGGCAACACTGGTAATTCTACCGGTCCACATCTTCACTTTGAATATCGCGATGCACATGTTGAAGCTCGTTCTAATAAGTCTAAGATTCTTAACCCAATGGCTTTCTTCTCTAAGGAGAATCAAGAAGTAGCATTTCATATGGGTGAGAAGCAAAGAAGTAATGATCGATCTGATAATCGTAACTTAGCTTATCATAGTGAACGTGCTAGTGATAAAACGATCTATGCTGACAACTCCGTTAAGATTCGTGAAAGTAATAAAGTTGAATCGACACCTAGTCAACCACAACCTAATATTACTGTAGCGGGTCCTGATATTTCTGGTATTAATAGTAAGGCTGAGGAAATTGCACGAAGTGCTGAGGTCCAGCGTGAGGAAACTAACGCTGTTCTTGGTAAATTAGCTTCTGTAATGGAAGAAGGCTTTATGGGCCTATTAGGCACGATGGAAGACAGTAAGTCTAAGAGTGAGGCTGAAAAGCGTTTAGCGGCAGTCGCTAAAGAAAATGAAGTTAAACAAGCAAACCTGGTGGTTGATACTGCCAGGAGTGGGAGAAACAGGGTATGAATGAAGCAGCTGTAAAAGCACTTAAAAACCGAGAGGTTAGTAATGCAGCTTGGGTAAGTTCTTCTTTTATCATACCTCAGGGTATTGGTAGTTCAGAGGAGTCGGGTGATTTTCACCCGGCTACCTTCTCAACTGGTAAAGTTGGTTTTGCCGATACTACACTGGGGGGTGGTAAATGTATTAACCCGTTGCCACAGTTTACTGATATCTGTGATCCGGATGTTGATCAGCTGGTTGATAAAAGTATTAGTTTGGGCATGGGTACAATCTATGAAGAAATGATTGATCGTCATCAGCAGAGAATATACCTACAGGCGGGAAACCCTAGGCATAATTCATTAAGTAACTTCTTCGTTAACTTTCATAACCGTGATCTAGCCGCAGTGGCGAACCACGGTAAGGTTGATGGACTTTTTTACACCATGGGTAAGGTCGCTGGCTATATGGTTTTATGGCCTGTTGCTGCAGTACTCGGTGTAACAAATTACATCTATCGAGCTATTCGTAGTGCTACACGCGCACCCTTAAATAAGTATTACTACATTGTACCAATGATGGCGATATACTGGGCACAGGCTAGTAACATTGCTAACATCCTAGGTACTAACATGGGCTTATTAGAGGGCGTTACACTAGCCGACGACAAACAGCGTGAAAGAGAGCAGACACCTGATCAACTAGCACAGAGCTATCGTCTAGATCGCGCTGAGATTGAAACATTAAATCGTCTATTACCTGATATCATTGACCGCGATGATGGGCAGATTGACCTTAGAGCTGTAGCTACTCGCTATCAGCGTTTAGCTAATGTTCATCGCAGCGCTATGCAGAACATTATCAACAGTACAAATTCTAATAACAAAGGGGAGATTCGTGATAAAATCCTTGAGTATATTAGGACCAAACGCCTTGGGGAGTTAAGAAGTGCAGTTCCTACCGCCTCTGATATGCGGCAGTATATGGAAGACTTTCAACATTCTACAATTGGTAGTGGTGCAGGTACTGAATCTTCAGCGCTATCTGATGAGAGTGTTGATAGTGCTGCAGCTCGAGTAGAGCAGTCTGAGATGGATGCTCAGGACTCTGTGAATGATAACATTAGTGAGGTTCAAGCAAGGCAAGCCGAGCTATCTCAAACTAATGATTTACAGCAACAATTAGAACGTAGTGGTGAGCTCTCTGCAATTGATGGGTATTGGAACTTTGCTCAGGCTGAAATGCAGGATGGTGCACAGTGGGTTTGTTTTGGTGTGAACCACACAGGTGAAGTAACAGAGAGCTTATCAAATAGTAGTACGCAATCCCAGGTTGCCGCTTCGTTAAACGAAAAATCATCTGCTGCACGCTCAACGATATTCTCATTTGCCGGTGGTAACATCGGGGATGGTCTGATAGCTGAAACCATTGAGGGTTCATTGAAGGCCGTTAAGAATTTTCTACAGGGTGTAGGAGATGTTGTTGGACTATCTGGACTGGGCGCATTAGCAGGCTCTGGATTTTTGGACATTCCAGATTTCTGGGAAAATAGTCAAACCACGCTACCCGCCATGCAGTACTCCATTTATCTTGGTACGCCATTTGGAAACCCTTATTCCATATATCAGGATATTGGCATACCACTATCTATGTTAATGGCTCTAGCATTCCCAAGGAAAACTGGTAACGGAACCTATGGTCCGCCTATGCTAGTTAAACTATGGGATGAGGGCCGTGGACAAATTCAGATTGGTTTGGTAGATAGTCTTACCATTACCCGTGGTAAGGGTGGTGTTAAATGGAATTTAGATAACCAGGCTACTGGTATCCAGGTTGATCTCAGTATCATTAATCTTTCTAAAATGTTAACCATTCCTATCACAACGGACAGTGATAACAGGGATCTTTTAGGTCTAGGTATGTTCGCTGAAGAAGATAACTTTAGTGATTACATGGCTGTACTAGCAGGACTTGATATTGGTACTCAACACTACCTTGGTAGTAAGTGGGCCTTAAAACGTGCACAGGGTCGTGCTAATGCAGACTCACATTACTCCATGTCTAACTTCGCTAGATTTAGTGTTGACAATTTAGCAGGTGATGTTATCGCAGGCTTTGCTAATACCGCTAGCTTTTAGTGAAAAAAAAAGAGAGTCCCACTGGGACTCTCTTTTATCGTAGTATTGATTTATAGTGACGTTCTCTAAAGGTCTCATAAGGTTCGATGGTATAGCCAGCATCTCGCTGTATCACTGCGGCCGTTTGCACATTTAAATCGGCAACACAATATGACAGTAGTCGTAGGCTATCTTCACCGGCGAACTGAAACATCCGTTGGTCTACTATGGTAAAATTATTACGCTCAGTAGTTTTCCATTGGGGATAAATCTCAGTCAGAGTCTCATCATAGAGTCTTGCGGTTTCCCAAATGTTAAGATAAATATCACTCTTTGACATTTTGTAATTAATAAGAATACTTTTAACTAACCGATAACGTTTGGTTGTATCGATAAATACATCATCGTGTTCATTAATGATATCACGTACGACAAGCCATCTTCCACGCTTGGCGGCTAGGTCTAATGATAATTCAACTACTCGATCATTATAAAGTTTCGGTAACCCAGCCGCCTGAATATATTTGTTAGCATCGATATTACCCGATAGTGCAATGGCCCTATCTATTGCCGCTAATGTTAGACTTGATTCACTAATATAGTCGGGTAGTTGTTCATTGAGTTTTTCATAGCCATCGATCTGATCACCTATGCCTTTGATATCAAGAAATGGTTTAAATTCTTGGGTATATTTCAAGGCAGACTTAAAGAACCCATCATCAGCCCCCTGTAACCAATCCTTTTCACTCATCCTTTCTTGAAGTCTTTCACTTTGCTGATCAACGGTTACGATATCTACTTCTCGTAACACATCAGCCATATCTACTCCACTAGGTAGTTTCCTAGACACGTCATTTACATAACCGTTAAAATCCTTACCAGAGGCCTGTACAGCAGCTTGTACGGCTGGATCAGATTTAATATTTTCGACTTTCTCAGCAGGTAGTTTATTTCCAACAGTATCCGCTTTATTTGAAACCCTAGGAAGTGTCTCATTAGAATCACGTATTGTCTTTACGTCATATGGGTCAACAGTTAATTGTTCACTTGTAGGATTTATTTCAAAGCCACTAACATCTGTATCTGCTATTTTCGTTTCCACAATAATATCCTAAAAAAATAAATAAGGTGTTAAAAGGGAATCCCGTTGGGATTCCCTAGGACTATACTATTCAACAGTAATGTCGTTTTCTTTCTCAGAGTATTCTGAGTCCATCAGTGCTTCAGTCTCAGCTTCAAGATAATGTACAGTAGTTTGACCTCGTTTGGTAAGATGAATCTCGAAGCGCACATGCTCATAACCAAGTACTTGAATGCCTCGAATAATACCTTCCCATGTTAATTTATCTTCAGCTAATCTACGACAAAGATTACCTTTGATATTAGAAGCTACTTTATCAGAAGCAGCTCGTGTAACTATCCGCTGATAGCGTGCCATTAATTTTAAGAATTGATCACGGGTGATATCATGATCAAAGAAGATGACTCTCCAAAGTCTTGCCAGTACATTTTTTGATTCGTAGATAGTAGAGGGGCCTTTCTCTATCAACTTCACCATTGCGTTACCATCACGCTTATTGCTCATATTGACATGCTCCAAGTATTTCTATAAAGGTTAAAATATCTGTTAATAACCCTTTTAACTTTAAATCAAATTCTTGTTCTTTATTTAAATCCACCGCCTGACTGTGTATTTCAGTCAGACAATCTATTATAAAATCCAACGGGTCTGCATTGGGAGTTTTTATAATAAAATCATCAAACCATGTAACCGCTGACCTAGCCTCCGACACTTTCACTTGATGCGATTTAAAGTTTAATGCTTTATCCCGTTGTATATTCCCTACCGCTACGGACAGTAGTTTATATAAATCATATATAGAGTCACTATAAAACATTCCATTCTTACCCAGTAATATTTTACTGCTGGGAAAGTTTATGTTCATAGTCTTTACGACTTTACTGACTCTCAAGACACTTACTACAGTGGGGTCTTCATAAACCTGCGGTAGTAGCCTTTTCCAACGATATTGGAAGTAAAGTTTTTTGATTAAAATCATTATCGAAATTTCTCCAGGTTTCGAAACGCCTATTCTAAAAATAGAATGAGGTATATAATGAGTAATTAAAAATCCTAGGGTCATTAAGATAATGTATAAATAAAAAAATTTAGATTTTAGAGAGATAGTTATGAGTGATGAAAATACCGAGGTGCGTACTTTTACACCACCTCCTGAACAACCACCCGTTCAGGTCACCGATGAAATGCTTAGTGATGATGAAATCATTAAATTCACTAGGCGTATGAGAATGTCAATGTTATTAGGTTCAACAGTATTGCCGACAGGCGTTGATGAAAAACTAGCATTAGAGACTATGCGTGACTTGGATCGCAACGCGTTGGCTAATAAGAAAATTGCTTCGGATGATAATAACTCTGAGAAAGATCGAGTTACTGCTAGAGCTATTGCTGAATACCATATGGAAGTTAGTACCAACCCATTCCTTGGTAAGCGTGATAAGGCGGTAGAGCCCGATGCTTCATTATTACCACCCATTGATATTGTTCCTGATCAAACGTCAACAGAACTCTCTACTATGGAGTACTCTGAGGAACGAGCTGAAGAGATTAAACAATCTCAAATTTCAGAATAAAAAAAAAATAAAGGAGTCCCAATGGGACTCCTTTTATACCGGATATTGTTTTATTTAGTTGTAGACATTGTCTCTACAGTAGCAAGTAGATGGTCAATGAATTCATTGATTTGATCTTTAACGATTTGGATGTTTCTACTTGGATCTACATCGTTAGAACTTCTTACCGGTAAAACTGCAAGAAAACACAAGAGTAGTAGACGCGGGCGGTTTATATCAGCAATCTTTTTAAAACGCTCAGCGTCAATCTGTAACATATCGCAAGTCCAGTGTAAAATACTGGAGTTATTATCAGTATAACAGATCGACATAGATCGACTATTCTTAGAATCACCGTCTATAAGAGCGCCGCTGACGATAGAATCTAATGATCCGGGTTCCGCCTCGCCGTCGCTAAATACACTGGTTAGTTCATCTAAGGTTTTATAATCTTTACCAATATACTGATTAAGGAACGCTAATTCACTACTTACCACCTTTAAAAGAAAACAGATGTTGATAAGATCAACCTTACCACTTACAGGGTTGCTCATTTTAAACTCTCCTCTAGTTTATCAATGACAGTATCAATGACCTCTGCAAAATCCTTAGAGGGTTTTACAAAGTCCTCAAATCTACCACAAGCTAGCTTGGCTAAAAGGTCAGTGTCAATATTTGACAAAGCGATAATGCTATTAGGACTAAACAGTATTTCATACTCTAAAACCAGTTTTCTAAAACTATCTTTACTGAGGATTCGCGAGCCATTGACACTATCACTTACTACAATGTCAGTGCTATTGGGTATCCGCATAATGACTTCTAGAAGTCGGTTGTATGAGAAAACTGTATAAATATTACCTATGCGAACAGTGCCTTGGGGAAAGCATTTGTCTGCATCATGGTTACCATGTTTTGTAAATTTATAATTACCAGTAATCAGTTGGCCAGAATTAGATTTTAAGAAACTAATTCTCTGCTTAGCCGGTAAGTGTTTTAGATGCTCTAATAGTGACGCCTTGCCAGTATATTGCATTTCCATATCTCCAGGTAGGGTTGAGGTAGAAAAACAAATGTTAATCCAACAACTTATTGGATCGTATAAATTATGTACTAATTTAAATTGGCTGATTCCAAATTCTGATTTTAATAATAATTAGAAAGGTCAACCTATAATTGTTGTGTTTTCGTTTGACGTTCGTGGTCATTAAAATAATGTAAGTCTAATGATTCACTGATTCCAAATGACTTTTGAATAAATGGAGGCTTAAGCCTCCATTATTTTTTTCTATTAGCCAAGATCTTTATCAATCTTTTTAAAGGTGTCACGCATAGCGGCATTAGCCACTTGGATTTGAAAACCAATTAATGATATGGCCTCTAGCTCATGAGCACCGGCATTAACAAATGTATATAGTTTTTTGATAGAAGACTTTGGAGCCTCTTTAAGGAAATTAGATGCTTCATTACTTTCAACTAGTGTAGTAACGTAACGGTTAATAGCATCGGCTTGACCCAAGATATCTTGCGCCATTAAGTCATTAAAAGTCTTCGTTAACTTTTCAATTTTCTCAACTGCTTTTCTAAAGTCACCTTTTCGAGGATAGACTTTATGGATATCATTAAAGGCTAAGTCGTCACCTAACTCACCCATCAGGATTGATTTTAAAGGATTCATTACAGCAGGTACGTTAACACTGTCAGCCTTATCACCGATCCAAAATTGTTCGGCAGCAGCTTCTACTGATACAGCACGCGCTAACCAATTTCTAAGTGGATGTAAGATTCGATCATTAATGTCAAGAAAAGGTTCAAGGGTTTTCTCTAAAACATTTAAAAGTTCTAACATTTCACCGTCGTAATACTCTGGTGTACGGATAGTAAAACCGGTAAGGTTTGAATAATCGACTTTATCTAGGGTCTTTAAAGCCTTTTTAAAATCACTATTAGCAACTGGAGTGACGCCATTAGTAGAGGGGGTTTCGCTAAACTTATTAAAGAGCTTAGAGAACCCGGTCTTCATTGAGGCTAAAGATGGCCTAGCTTCAAGACCTAAGGTTTCATTAATATTTTCAAAAGCAAAGTCTGATTCTAACAGAGCGATATCTTGGGCGGACATATTGTGTTCCTTCAATGATTAGTTTTCATCTGATGATTATTGAGATTCAATATACAATAACACCGTTATGTCTTTTTATATCAAACATTTACATTATGTATATTTAGCATATAGTAGGAATTTCGAATGTTAATCGCTAATACTTATAAAAATATATTTATGGATAAAGATGGCGACAATACGGTAATTACACTGGATATGTCACCTGTTGATCATTTCAGTAATACTAAAGATTGTCTGGCCAAGTTAAAGAAGTTAGAAGGTAATATGGTCGAACTTGATCGACTCTTCCAAAAGGATCTTAACTTAAACCATGGCAATAGTAATTCTGATACCACCAGGCAGTCAGCAACCTTTGAACGTGTTCAAACTGTAGTAGCAAAGAATGCGTGTGCTATTATTCGAAAGGTTGACATTGATACAACACGTGATGTTTATACCGTAGAGTATAAGCTGATTAATAACGCACATGGTGATTCAGTAATAACTGCTATTAAGGATGGTAAGGTTATTAGAGCAACGGCACGGGGTGCTGCTGACATTTTAAGTGCCAGCCCACGTATTCACGATTACCAATATTTTTCTTCAATTGATATTTCGGTAGATGATAATGAATAATACTTATCCGATTTTAGAGGATGAATACAGTAGTTGTATTTTCTCTATGTTTACCAGTATGGATGTTTCAGAAGGCCATGATCTTTCTACTATCAAAGATGTAGGTGCAAAGTTTCTTCCCTTTGATAATGATCCATCAATGTCAGAAGAAGTCGCTATTATTGAAAAGGTCGAACTCGATTATTTAATCGACCATGGCTTGGTAACGCGTGTTACATTACGTATACTTGACAACGCCCCTGCTACAATTGTTAAAAAGTGTATTTCAGAAAAAACTCCATTAGTTTTGTCTCCCTCTATTGATCCTGAGACAAAGCAGTTACTTAAATTTGATATAGATGTGGTATCATGTTAAACTTATTAAAATCTGTTCCATCCATTGCTGCTATTGAAGCCAACTATAACGTAGGTTCTCTTTTTGACATCCCTACAGGAATGTACCATAAAGGCGTTCATGGTGAATCTATTCTAAGCTCAGGTGTCTCTAGCATTAATAGTATCGCTGGTCCGCCAAACTCTTTTAAAAGTGCTTTGATTCTTTATAACCTATTAACTATCGCTTCTCAGGTTAGAGGTACTCAGGCTTGGATTTATGATACAGAAGGTTCTATGAAGTACCCTCGTATCAAGCAACTGGCTAAACGCTTTCCTAAGCTTAAAGATATCGATTTCGGCAGCGAGGCTATTAGAGGTACCGAAGACGATCGCTTCACTGTTACATCTTCAAAAGAGATGATGGGTGAGAAGTTCTTTGAGATGTTAAAAGAAATTGTTGATGGTCGTGATAAAGATCGTGTTAAACAAACACTTACTACCCCCTTCCTTATCCCAGGCAAGGATGAACACCTTAAAGCTCTATTGCCATTAAATGTTATTATTGACTCACTGTCAAACTTTGAAGTCTCTCAACTTAATGCTAAGATGATTGACAAAAATGAACTAGGTGACTCCGGTAACAACATGTTCTTCATGAAGTCTGGTATCGTTAAGAAGTTCCTAATCAACCAACTACCGCTATTGACAAATACCGGTGGTATCTGTATGTGGATGACAGCACACGTAGGTGATGAGTTTGACCTAGATGGTCCATATGCACCTAAAAAGCATAAGATGACCCACGCCCGTAAAGGTAGTAAGGTTACAGGTACCACTAAAGCGTTTGAGTTTATTAACACTGTGGTATGGGAAATTCACAACGCATCATTGTTGAATAATTCCGCAAGTAGAACTGGCGTATTATACCCTAATGGTGATTTAGATCGTGATGAAAACTCTAAGGATTTAATCAAGTTACGCGTGGTTACCATGCGCTCTAAGTTGGGTGGTTCTGGCATTCAGCTTGATTTGATCATTTCTCAGCGGGAAGGACACCTACCAGCGCTAACACAATTTCATTATTGTAAAGAGTCAAAAGATGCTACCGATCTTAAAGGGGCAATTGGCTGGGGGGTTGAGGGTAGTTCTCAATCTTATTTTATGTCCTTATATCCTGAGGCCAAGCTTGGTCGTACTACCGTTCGTGCAAAGTTGGACGACGATGAGAAGTTAAGACGAGCCGTTCATATTAGCTCAGAAATTCTACAAATGAAATCACTATGGGTTGGATATGATGATGATTTCTTTTGTGAACCATCTGTCCTTCGAGATGATCTAATTGCCAAGGGTTATGACTGGGATATTTTGCTAGATACCCGTTCATACTGGGTATTTAAAGAACATGAACAGTTTGAAGATAAACCTTATCTTTCAACTATGGATTTATTACTTATGAGAACCGGTGAATACCATCCATATTGGTATGACGATCTTATTAAAAAATTAGGTAAAGATAAACCAAAGGAAAAAGGGAAGTAAGCAATGAATCCTTCTGATAATCAGAGGTGCTTACAACACAGTCTTTGTCATGTGGTGGCAGGTCGCGTTGATCGTGAAGCGGCCTCACACCTATTGTCACTTATGCAACAAGAAACAGGATATGCTGATTTAACAGGTATCCCTGATGCAACGCAGATAAAGTTACTGAATCAATTCTGGCGAAAATTTGTAAACCAATATCCTAACACAACTGAAGTTAGAACATGGTTGGAAAACCATGATGGTTATGATGAATACGTTAGAACTTTTTCAGAACGCTGGTTACATCTTGTTGTAAAGGCTGCATGTAAGCCTAAAACCTCTACACTGAATTAAGGTAGAAGCCAATGGCCAATCGCAAAGCCGCCGAACAGTTTTTCTTAGAAAATCTTAGAAAATCTGGCGTGAGTAAGAAGAACTACGAATACTATCAGAATAAGTTTTCTAAAATGTCTGATAAAGAATTCGACGTATTAATGGATAAGGTTAAGGAAGGTTACATCCTCCCTGTCTTTATGCCGGTGGATGGTGATGAAGTACCTAGTATTAAAAAATGGTTTAAGTTATGCGACCAACTTAATCTAGTTACACACCAGCAGCTAGAAATGACCGATCCAGTCTCCGGGGTTAGACGTATTACACCTCATAAATATGCTGTTTTGCGAATGATGGTCCGCCGTCAAAAGCAACATTTGGTTAAGGGTAAGTCTGTTGCTAGTCATGATAAACAGATTGATCAAATGACAGGCCAGGTTACTGGGGATAGTAAATCATCCCGCTTATCTCTACCGGAGATTACAATCCTCGAAGCTGCGGGTCGTACCAGAGCTATTGATGAATTTATTAAAGTGCGCGGGGGTGATATTAAAGCTTACCGAGAAGCTAAGCGTAGAATGATAGAGCAGGGTTCATATAGCCTAGACTCCATCAATGAATTGGGTACCCGAGCAGTTTCCATCGATACAATGCGATCACTATTACTAGGTATGCATTACGATAATAACATTTAAAAACTTTAAGGTCATAACATGACAGATTTACATATGTTAATTGATATTGACTGTATCTATGATACTAGGATTTCTACAGTTTCAAAGATCTCTGAGAAACTGTCAGAAGAGTTAGTTGCCGATTTTAAATACCATGATCGTACGCATGATAGTTTATGGCTACTAAATCCAATGATCAATAGACAGCGGTATTTAGATTTATATAAATCTCGTGATGTTAATACTCTAAGAAAATCTATTACGACGCCTATTATTAGCGCGTTGTATAAACAAATTGTTAGCTCTAGTCAATTACCTGAATCCCACCCTGAGTTCTTTAATTTTAAAATATATCTTAACACCCATCCATATCAATTACTGGATGAGGAGTTACAAGCAATTAAAGAACATCTTTCAGCTGCTTTAAATAATGTACCGGTAGAGTTGGTTAGTTATTCCCTAGAGGAAATTAAACCGAGCCTCCTCAAGGGAAAATATACCCAATACTTTACCTACAGTTTAAACGACTGGACAGGAATTCACTTATCTGATTTAAAAGAAACCCCCATACCTGAGATTAAAATTATAGCCCCGCTATTATTACTTGAAGGTAATGAGATGATAAAGGATCCAGATAATGTTGAAAAGATTCTTAAAATGCAGTACATGGGTCATTTAGACATAGATCTAATTCCACTATCACAAGTTTCCTACAGTACAGGTTTGTTTGATAGTTAAAGGTATCTACAGATATCTTTTAATAAAAATAGGATACCCTTTCGAGGGTATCCTTTATGTCGAGGTCAAAAAAAAAGAGCGGTCCGAAGACCGCCCAAATTACCCCCTACGGTAATTTGTTAATGAATACGCACTGCTTCCAGCTGGTATGGGGTGATGGCAATTGAAGACATATCCATCATTTCTACCAAGAAGGTACTGATGAAATCTTCAACCGCCTTAGCCGTCTCTGGTAGGTTATCGCAGAAGCAATTGATAGAATCATCTACACCTGCAACAGTAAGTTGTAGGTATGCAATGTGACTACTATCCACATCACCAATGATGGCATCTGCACCATAGCCATTACTCACAAAGTGAATGAAGACCAATTGACAAACTTTTTCTTCACCAACATATGGACCTAGAATATTCGACCCCATTATCTGAATAACATTCTCAGCTAGGTTCTTTTCTAAATCAATATGCGGGGCCAGCGTTGCTAAATGTTTAGCCTTTACTGAATTGTCCATAGACTATTTTCCTTTTATTTCCAGGGCTTTTAAACTTACAACTAAGCTACGTCCATAGCCTTCCTACGGGTTACATTTGAACGTACTGTTTTGATTAATTGTAAACGGCGAAAGATTGATAAATGACAACGACGGTCTTTTACATACAGCATGCCAATAGAGGCATTGAATGTAGTGGTACCGTCATTTGAGGCAAAGGAGCCATCATCACCAATGGTGTAAAACTCATCAGGATATTGCTTGATGATTTTCATTGTGGTAAGGGCAGCTAACTTTACCTTAGGTGTGAAGACCCCATGGTACATTATCAATTCAATGATGAAACTTAACGCTAATAAGAAACTAATGGCAGTGGCCATATGGTTAGTATTAACAATGGAAAATACCAGAGTTAAAAATATAGCCAGGGATAAAACATGTAGTAGTTTTTCACTATCTGATTTCATTATGCCATCTCCATACGATCTTTTTCACGCGCATCATATTTTGTTTTAATAAGTTTAAGTTCTTCAATCAGTTCACCCGTACCGATTGGAACAATTTTATTTTTACAAACCAAGTGGACCAACCGTGGACCTAGTTGATTCTCAACGGCGCTTTTGGCAGCACGTTCGCGAATCTCATAGACAGGTATTGGTCGCATATGGATCATCTTTAATAACACACGAG